ACATGGCACGAAAAAAGAATCGCACGGCTGTAAAATATGATATGGGTCCGGAACCGTCAAAGATTGAAACGGTTTCGGACCTTCTTCGCGCATATCAGTGGTATAACTACGAATACACTGTAAAGCAAGGGCGAAAGTTCGTTACAGATTATGTAAAAACTTCTGGAACTCCTGGTGCGAAATACGAAGCTTCTAGACTCAATTCACTAAAAGATTCGGATTTCACAACCACCATTTGCTGGCAAGCGCGAATGGCGAAGAACGGCATTTTGCCAGAATCTTCTCTAGAGAACTTCAAGAATTCTCTCGTTGATCTACTAAATCGCTCTAGGCTTTCAAAGGTCCAGCCGAGGAAGGTTGTGAGTGTCAATAAGCCTACCGTTCAGGATAGGATTCGGGAACAGGTATCTTCTTGGATTGCGGATATCGAAGATGAGATTGATGCTCTAGGCACAACTGTAAAGACTACTTTCAATCCTTATAAATTTCTTCAAACGGTGGATGCGAAGCCTGTCCATGTAAACTATATGCTAGAATATTATCGCCCACAACGCGATGAAGTTGTAGAAGCACTTGCAGGTAAAGATGCACAATTGAATGAAGCTTACCGTTATCTTTCTAAGGCTGCATTGAAACGGCTTGTTGATTTCTTTGAAACTTTGATTGCAGACATGGAACGAGTTATAAATAACAAGAAAGTAACTCGCAAGCCTCGAAAAGCTAAGGTAAAAACAAGTGATCAGCTAACAAAGTCGGTCAAATATTTGCCCGAGTCTAATGAATATAAAATTGTTTCTGTAAATTCTGAGAAGTTGATTGGAGCAAACCAGGTTTGGCTTTTCAATACCAAATATCGAGCCTTGTCTGTTTATAATGCACTTGATGGTGGTCTTACAGTGAAGGGAACGACACTACAGAATTTCAATATTCAGACTAGTGTGGTCAAGCGTGTAAGAAAGCCAGAAGAGGCACTACAAGAGATTCAGAAGTCTGGAAAGGTAGCTTTGAGGAAGTTGATGGATACGTTCAAAACTAAAGCGTCCGAAGGTACAGGGCGAATCAATAAAGATACAATCATTGTAAGGGTCGTATGACAGGAGAAATTATAAAATTCCCTAAAAAGAAAAAGCGTTCATTACCTCAAACCGAGGAAGAGGCTAGATCGGCTATAGCGGAATATCGTATAAAGCTAATCAATGATATGGTAAATTCTAGATTTTCTCAAACGATGCGAGATTATTCAGAATTTGGTTTTCCGGTTGATTCGAAGGAGTTTATAAAAAATGTAGTGATTAGTAATGAAATTTTGAAGGCGGTACTTTATCGATCCGCTAACATCCATCATCCGATGTATGAGGATGTACAAGAATTTCGAAAAAAGTACGAAACGGGGTTGACAGCCTTGAGCGATATTGATAAACTATTTGAAGATGAAAACGAGGAGTAAATTATGTCTAATCTAAAAGGTCCTGCTGGATATATGCTTTCACAGGTTCTCAATAAGCGTACCAAAGCTGATAATCTTCAGATTGCGAAGCGCGAATATGACGAAAAGTGGCTACTTTGGCAGTATAACTTTGAAGTCCATAAAGACGATTCTTTTAGCGAATTCTGGCAGATTGTTGGAGTTTACAATACTGAAGCGGGAGCACTTCTAGCTTATCAGGGAAAGTAATATGATCATTGTTGATTTTAGCCAGATTGCTCTCGCGAGTATTTTGGTAAATCCTAAATATCATTATGACATTGATAATGTGCGATATATTATTCTCAATAGTATTCGCAATATCAATTCAAAGTTTCGTAATGATTATGGTGAAATGGTTCTTGCCATCGATAGTGGTAATTCATGGCGAAAAGAAGTATATCCATACTATAAAGCAAATCGAAAGAAAAGTCGGGAAGTATCTTCACTAGATTGGAATGCAATGTTCAATATCTTGCATACAATCCGAGAAGAGATTGCAGAAAACTTTCCATATAAAGTAATCACTTCTCCGCGTGCTGAAGCGGATGATATCATTGCCACTCTTGTAAAAACATTTTCGGGTGATGATAAAATTCTCATTGTATCTGGCGATAAAGATTTCCAGCAACTTCAAAAGTATCCTAATGTAGAACAGTGGGATCATCAAAATAAGAAAATGACCAAGTGCGATATGCCAGGCGCATTTCTTATCGAACACATTATTCGTGGCGACACCTCTGATGGTGTTCCTAATATTCTTTCAAATGATGATGTTTTTGTTGTTCCTGGTTCTAGACAATCTCGAATGACTTCTGGCAAATTTCAGAAGTTCTTTGAGGATGCTATGCGTGGAAAAATGCCAGAAGATGAAACGATCCATCGAAACTATATAAGAAACAATATGACTATCAATCTGGATAATGTTCCAGAACATATGACAGCCGATATTTTGGAAACTTTCAATAATTATGTAGTTCCAGAAAAATCTAAAATGCTGCCATATTTCATCAAAAATAAATTGTCAAAACTTATGACAAATCTAAACGATTTCTAAGGAGTAAAAAATGAATGAAGGTTTAGGAGACATTCTTATTGCATGTTCAAAAAAGAATGCACAGAAAGATAAGATTGCATATCTTCAAGAAAAGCAAAAGAAGTATCCACACATTCTCGCATTTCTAAAGTATATGTTTAAAGATAGCATTCAATTTGATCTGCCCGCAGGCCCTGTAGAAGATACAAACGGTAAGCTTCTTTATACTCCTGCAAAAAAGGAAATGGATTTACAAAACGTTCTTTATAGTAGTCTCCGTCGAATGAAGATTTTCATGCGGGGAGAATATCCTACTATGAGTAAGCGAAAGCGAGAAGAGCAATTTATTGAGCTTCTTGAATCGGTTGATCCAGATGATGCAGTCTTTCTTATTCATATGAAAGACAAGAAGAGCCCTTACAAGAGTGTCACCAAAAATCTAATCATGAAAGCATTCCCAAAGGAAACGGAGAACTGGTAAAATGGGTAAGACTTTTCGCCGACACGATGAAGATGATTATGATTATCAGCACGGTTCTAAAAAGCAACGAAAAATTGCAAGAATTCAAGAAAATCGAAGAATGATAGAAAAATTTTATCGTGATCCTCTAACCGATTTAGAGGATATTGAAAAGAAAAGGGCATCATGAATTTTTTAGATAAAGATAAACCTACAGCATTTATCATAGGCAACGGAAAAAGTCGCAAAGACTTTGATTTGAATATCCTAAGACCATATGGCAAAATATATGGTTGTAATGCTCTTTATAGAGAATTTGATCCAGACTATCTAATTGCCATCGATGAAGGTATGATTGATGAAATTCGTTCTCAACTGTCGTTTCCTTTAGAACGGTTTATTGAGCCTGATTTTTATGAAAAGTTTGAACCAGTAGCTTTACATCCAAAAGGAAATGTGCCTAGATCAAATGCTGGCATGAATGCGATGCTTGAAGCTATTCGACATGGTAATACTCAGTTGATTATGATTGGTTTCGATTTCATCGTCGCCTCTGAAGAAGTAGGAACTTCAAATATTTTTGAAGGTACTAAAAACTATGAAGGAAACACTAAAGCAACTTTTGCCGATAATGCAAATCGTATGAGATTTCTGAATTGGTTTATTGATCAGAACAAAGAAATAGATTTCATCTTTACAATTCCCAATATTGAGGGTAATATAACAATGTGGGAGTTTGCCACTGAAAAAGATGTAATCGCAATTGAAATTGACAAATTACACGAGGCACTTCATGCTACTTTTGGATAATATTTTATTTTGGTATATTGTAATTGGAACTAGTTGTGGTATTCTTTGTGCCGTCTCTCTAGTCTTTTATAAAGAAAAGTATAACTTTTTAGAAGGGGTTGTTGGAATTTTAGTTTCTTCTGTATTCTGGCCAGTGTTTTTTTATAACCTTTGTATAGCGACCGCAAAAAAACTAAAATCTAAATAAGACTAAGAGGAGAAAGAATGCCTAACTACACTTTTATGGATAAAGAGACGGGCGAAGAGTTTTCAGACTGGATGTCTAACTCAGAGCGCGAGCAATTTCTTCTTGAAAATCCAAACATTCAACAAGTTCTATCGTCACTTAATATTGTAAGTGGCGTGGGTGGCGTCAAAACCGATGGAGGCTTTCAAGATAATCTCCAACGGATTGCGGCTGCGCACCCAAATAGTCCTTTAGCTGCTTCTATGGGATCAAAACTAGGAGTAAAGGAGGCAAAAACCAGAAACGCTCTAGAAAAATGGAGAGCAAAACGTGATAAATCAAGTAGCTAGGAGACTATTGTAGGGCATAAACTAAAGAGGAAAAATCTTTTATGTCAGCAATGGAATCTTACGATAACGTTACACCTTTCAATAAACTAAACAAAAAAGAAAGAAGAGAACTAAGACGCCAAGGTAATTTAGAACTTAAATATATTACACCTAAAACAGAAAATCAACGTAAAGCATTTAATTATTATGACGATGAATACAATCTTTCATTACTAGGATATCCTGGTACTGGAAAAAGTTTTATATCTCTTTATCTTGCTCTAAACGAAATTGAAAAAAATAATTTCAATTCTCCTAAAAGTGTCACTGTTGTAAGATCAATTGTTCCTAGCCGTGATGTAGGATTTCTACCCGGCTCAGCTAAAGAAAAAGCAAAAGTATACGAAGCGCCATATATCGATATCTGTAATCAACTCTATGGGCGCGGTGATGCATACGATATCCTTCAAAAGAAAGGCACTATACACTTCGAAACTACCTCCTATCTCCGAAGTATCACCATGAATGATACTATCATTATTGTGGACGAGTGCCAAAATATGAATGATGGAGAACTTCATACAATCATGACCAGAGTCGGCGAAAATTCTAGAATCATTTTCGCAGGAGACTTCGGGCAAAACGATTTACAATTCAAACGAGGCGAATTCTCAGGGCTTGCTAAGTTTCAAGAAATTCTAGACAGAATGAACAGTTTCGCGCGAATCGACTTCAATGCCAATGATATTGTTCGCTCAGGGCTGGTAAAAGAATATATTTTAGCAAAAATGAAAGAATAATGTTCAAACACGATTTTGTAAAATTTGAAGAAATAAAAGACACTACAACCACCACCGGCAGGACTTATCACACTCCTGCCGGTGACTTTCCATCTATTACCACGGTCCTTGGAAGATTATCAAGAGACGCTATCAAAGCATGGAAAGACCGGGTTGGTGAAGAAGAAGCAAACAAGATTTCCTCACGCGCAGGTGTGCGAGGTACCAAAATTCATAAACTTTGTGAAACACACCTTCTCAATGAAAATGTTGGAAAACTAAATCCACTACATGCAAGGTCATTCAATGCACTTCGAAAATGGTTAGACAAAAATGTCGATATCGTCAAAGCACTTGAAATTCCTATGTATAGCGAATATCTTACTGTAGCGGGTAGATGTGATTGTGTAGCTCAATTGAAAAATGGATCATTATGTATTGTAGACTTCAAAACGGCACTAAGACCTAAAACCTTAGATAAGATTGAAGGATATCTTCTTCAAGCTACAGCATATTGTATTATGTTTGAAGAAAGATTTGGTATGCCTATAAATAAATTTGCCATTCTTATTGCGGTTGATGATAATGAACCACAATACTTTTATGGTAAAAGGGATGATTATGTTAATCATCTTCAAGAATGTATAAAGGAATACTATTATGAGAAAAGGGTTTTTGATTCTTATATTAGCGCTTAGTTTTTTATTCACTACAGCAAATGCTAATGAACTACCCGAAAACTGTATGGATCGGAATATATTCATCGCAAATCTGACTAAAATGGGATTTACCCTTGATGGTAGAGGGCTTCAGAAAAATGAAACCGTTTTAGAATTGTATACACACGATGGCGGCGCCTTTATAATTTTGGTGTTACATCCTAATACTCCACCACAGATGCCCGCGATTATCGCTTGTGAAGTGAGTCGAGGAGAAATGTGGTTCGGATACAAACCCAATCTCGATAAATACAAAAAGAGTTGATTTTTCTGTTGACAGAAAAACATAAATATCATAAGATATCTATAGTGAGTGAGACGGAGAAAACGTGATGTTTGAAATTTATGTCTTTGTAGTCCTGATGGTGATGGCTGTTCTGGCAGTACTTTCGAGTCATTTTGAAAATGATACCTAAAGAAATTTCCTATCTGATTGACGAATATCACGCGAGTCTAGCTGGTATGAGTGATCGAACTGAAGACGACATTTTGAATGAACTCGAAATGTTGTGTGATAAATATAATTTGTATATCAATGATGTGTTGGAGTTTTGCTAATGTTTAATGCTACTCTATATGATGTTCGCCCTGCTGGTGAAAATTTTGTCGAAGTTACCGTACTTCCCTTCATGGAAAAGACTGAAAAGTTTATGGTCCTGCCTATGAATGAAACAGAATTTCTAGAATGCTATCGGTTGTGGCAGCTTGATGGGCTGTTGATTCAGCAAGCATTTCCAATGCTTAATGAAGATCAGCGAGAATTTCTACTCACTGGAATGACGGCGGATGAGTGGAACAATCTTTTCAAGGAAGATGTATAATTTCTCTTGACAAATAAATCGGTTCGCGCTATATTATCTATATGATGGATGTTTACAAGGAGACTATCAATGCGTAATATTACTAAGATTGCACTTATCTCGGCTCTCGCCCTTTCGTTGGGAGCTTGTCAGACAAATCAGATTGGTACAGGACTTGGCGCTCTCGTTGGAGGTGCTGGAGGCGGTTATGCCGCTCATAAGTTTCTCGGACAAGGTCAGGGTAAAATGGTCGCAGCCGCTGGTGGTGCAGTGGGTGGAGCCCTTCTAGGAGGCCTCCTCGGCAATTCCCTCACACTCCCGTATACCAATCGTACCAACATCAATAACAACGCTGGAGCGATCTATCAGAACGGGCAACGTATTGATGGACTTCAGACGCGAATTGATAGCAATGGCAATGTCGTTTATGTCCAGCCTTCCGCACCTAATGTCGTTTATGTCCAGCCTTCCGCACCTTCCAATAGCAATAGCTATAATTGTAAGGTTGTAAATAATTATGTCGTTTGTAA